TTCTGGACGAATTTCTCAGCGTCGATCGAGTCTAGGAATTGGATGCAGGAGACAGCCAGGTCGGGGCGGGTTGGTTGGGGGGTGTCTGACACCGCGGTTTTGGTGATGCTTATTACGGTTGTGTCGGGATTTACGGGGATTGTTCCGACGGCGTATTCGATTAGGGCCCATTGGTTGATTGTTAGCGGGTCGCCGGGAGCTTCGGGCTGGCTGATTTTGAGTGGGATGAATCCGATGGATTTGCCGTTCAAGAGGCCGGCGCATATTTGGGCGAATACCTGGTCGGGGGGCCAGGTACCGGCGTAGCCGGCTGGCGCTTCGGGGTAATAGGTCTGCGCCTGGATCCCGGCGACGCCGGTTCGGGATTTGGCGTAACGTTGCCAGTTGGATCGGCCGATCGGGGCTTGGCTGTAGTCGTGGTTGAGCGTGACGATTGGGTTCAATTGGTACGCGCTGTTGTCCATGCCTTGGGCGAGGACCACTTCGTTATAGCGGTCTGGGGTCTCGGTGCTGATCCAGCTGATATCGGTGCGGCTGTCGGTTTCCACGGATTTTGTGATGCAGTGGATTCGGCGGAATGGTCCGACGGCTTTTTTTGCGAGCGACTGGACCGCGAAGGCCTGGTCGTCGGTCATTGGGAAGCCGAAGGGTCCGCAATGGGTGTCGAAGGCGCGGGCTTGCATGGAACATTCCCCCATGGAACAGGGTCGAGGCCCTGGTCGTTTCGGAGCTCGTTAATTGTCATCCATCCGAATTGTGCTGCTTGTTGGCTTACGTGCCAATCGTCGGCGGCCGGCGGCGCGGGGTCATCGCTTGCTAGCTTTAGGCGCCCGCTGGTGTCGTAAAGGGGCACCAGCTGCTCGTTGAGTTTTTCGTCGCGGCGTTCAAGTCGGGGGCCGATGCAAATCTCGGCGTGCTGGGCCTGGCTGGCCTGGAGGTTCGCGAGGTTGGTGTTTGTGCTGAGCATACTTAGCGGCACGTGGAAGCCGTTGGCGATGTCCTCGGAGTTTGCCCCTTTTTCCGCCAACGCCGCGAGGTCGCCCATTTGCGGGTTGAGCAAGGTTGTTTCCATGGCCGACTCGGTGACGAGGGTTCGGCCGGCGCCGCCTTTTCGGAATTTGGCGTTGAATTGGGTTTCGAGGCGGTCGCGCTCCTCCTGGCCGATTGGCTCCGTGGGGCTGACGATGACATCGGGGGCGGCCCTGTTTTCGAAACGGGCCAGTTTTAGCGCGGCCCATGAACTGCTGATGGCGGCTTCCTGGAACATGGCTCGTAGCGGGCTGAGGCCGTAGCCGTACGGATTGCCTGGGTCGGGGTATTTGAAGTGGATGATTTCGGCTTCGCTGAATGTTTGGCCACGGAACGTGAAGCGGAAACCGGTGGCGGTCGGGAAGATCCATACGAGTTGGCTTGGGAGCGGCCATATGGCTGTAGGCTGGCCGTGCGGGTTGGTGTCGCCGATGTACCAAAAGGTTGAACCGATGGTTTCTTGGTAAAGTGTGGTGATTTCCCATAGGTCGAACGGATTCATGTAGGGATTGGGGCAGTTGAGTAACGTCAGGATTGGGTGGGCGGTCACTTGCTCGAGGGTGGTTGCCGCTTTTATTTTTAGGCGGTCTTTTAGGGCGCGTAGCGCCTTGGTGGGTATTGGTTCGGTGGCGCAACGGGGTGCGGCCTGAGACTTGGCCGTTTGGACGTATAGTTTGGGCGGGTAACTGGCGCAGACGGATGAATTGATGCTGGCGCATGTCCATGTGGTGGCGCGGAGCTGCTCGAGCAGTTGCCACGGGGATGGGCGCATCCGCGGGTCGCGGACGGGCATCGTTAAGTTCGGGGTTAGTTGGCCGTTGTCCATTTGTAATCGTCTTGGTCGAAATAGTCGGCCAGGCGGCTCCGTGCCGGCGCTGGCCGACTCTGCGGGGTTGGCTCTTCTTCTTGTAGTGGGGCGTCGTCCGCGGTATGGCGTAACTTGGCGATGTATCGGCTATCGATCCTGCTGATCAAATAACGGAGTGCGCCCAGGGCGTGGTTATTATCGTCGATAGGGTTCTCGCCGTATACGTGTCTTTCTTTTTCATCGGGGTAGCGGTAAAGGGCAGCTTCGGCGGCGAGGTTGGGGCAGCGGGCGGGGTCGATGGTTATTCGTTTGTCGCGGATTCGGGCGGTGATGGCGGCGATGCCGGGACGGATGCCGTTGTTGCCGCGGCGGACGATGTGGCCGGCTACGCGCATTTCTTCGATTTCGGTTCGGCCCGCGGGGTCGGCGTACCATGTGATACGGGGTAGGGCGGCGGCGTGCTCGTGTAAGGGGGTCTGGCGGAGGTAACGCTCGCCGTAAATGTATAGGTGGTCGAGCTCGAGGGCGCCCCAAATTGCGGCGAACGGATTGCGCCATCCCCAGTCGATGCCGCCGTAGCGGTGGCCGCCGATTGCGGCGGGGTCGAGTGGGGCGTAGCATGTTTCAATGGCGGGGTAGACTAGGCCGGCCATGGCGGTGAATAGGCAATAATACTCCTGGTCCATGTAGGCCTGGCCCATGGCGGCGAGCTCCTGGGCGAGGAAGTCCTTGGATATGCGGGGATGCTCGTTGGCGGGTACTTTGATCTTGTGCCATTCGTGGGTTCGAGACTGCCAGGCGTGGTAGAACCAGCCGCGTTGGCCGAACGGGGTGGAAAGTGCTATCAACTGTCCCTTGGTCATGGTGAGCATGGGGCGGACGGCGCGGTATAGGTCGTCGGGTACGCGGCTCGCCTCGTCGATGATGATCAGCTCCGGGCTGTAGCATCGGACGGTTTCTTCCTTGCCGGGTAGGCATATGACGCGGCTGCCGTTGGCGAGTTCGAGTTTCAGCTGGGTTTCGTAGGTGGCTTTGACGGGGCGGCCGATCGCGTTGTAGGCTTCGAGTACTTTGTGAAAGATCTCGGAGGATTGGCGTTGGCCGGGGGAAAGGATGAGGACGGTTGCGCCCGGGGTGAAGGTCGCGCGGTGAAGGGCCATGGCGCTGGTGGCGCGGCTTTTGCCGCCCTGGCGGGTGACGTTCAAGAGGGTGCGGGGGTGGTTGGATCGGAGGAAATCGCGCTGCCATGGATCGGGAGGGAACCCGGCGGCGCGAAGGATTTCGCTCGGGTCGTAAACTAGACGGGCTAGGTCGGCTGGTTTCATGCCGTGGATTCTAGCGGGGATATGGGTGGGGGGCTAGGGGTGTGTTTGGGTTTCTTTCCCGATTTTCGGGATCGGGCCAGGTGGGCGAGTTTGTCGGCTAAGGCTTTGATGATGAAGGCGGATAGGTCGTAGGGCGCGGATCGGGTGCGTAGGTTGACCTGTTCGATTTCGCTGATAATCCGGTCATACATTTCGGGCTTGATTCTGATGGTCACTCGCGGGCTACCTTTGCTTGGCATTTGGTGTTTCCTTGATAGGGTGTCTGACACCCGTTCCTAAAGCATGTTGCGGGCGGGAGTTGTGATTTTTGTGGCGTCGTCGATTTTGTGCAGTAGCTCGGCTTCGGACCATGGCGGTTGGCATCTCGGGTTATAGTCGCAGCGGAGTATGGCGAGTGCTTCGTCTTTGCTCAAGCGGAAGCCTTTGACGAGTCTGACGGTTACTTTGAAAAGTTGGTTGTGTCCGCCCTGGCCGGATATGGCGGGATCGCACTTGAGTACGTAGGCGCGGGCGCGGTGGAATGCGTCGGTTTTGGTGATTACATAGGCCGGCGTAGGGTGAATGGTTGTGTTGGGTTTATCGGATTCGGCTAGTTTGAGGATGGCGTCGGTGGGGCAGGGGGCCAGGCGTTCGCCGGGTAGCCAGGTGTAGGGGCGGCCGGCGATAGAGCTGGGCGGGGCGACGGTTTGGGTGCCGTCGGACATTATTCGGATTAGCTCTTTGTTGCCTTCGCGTAGGGAGCGGGATCGGATTCGGGGGTCGTATTGGTATAGGAGGCGTAGGCCGCGCGATGGGGTGGTGAAGGTGAGGGTGGGTTGGAAATCGGAGTGGTTGAGCCCGAGGCGGGAAATGCGGGCGGAAAACTCGTCGCGGCCCTGGTCGCCGTCAAGGTCGATGCCGACTAGGCCCGACGGCTTGCCCATTACGATGCCGATGTTGAAATCGGTGTCGGTGAAGAGGATTGATAAGGCGTGTGAGTTTAGTGGCGGGTCGGTGGTCCAATTGGTAACGGGGCGTTTTTGCGTGAGCGGGATTATCCTCCACCCTGCAGCATAATACTGCAGGGCGGCGGTCTGCTTGTCGGTTGCGTTTAGGCTCAAGAGATCGAGCATGGTTCACCTAAAAAGGGGTGTCGGTGCCTTCGGGGTCGCGGGTCAAGGTGGATAGTACGTCGCGGTGCTTTTGGCTTAGGGCGGTTAAGACGCTTTGGGCTACGGGCGTTTGGTCGGATTGGTTCCGGAGGATATTGAACCGGACTCGCTTTTTGCCTTTGTACTCATCCTCGCTGCCGATGATGATGATTTCCCGTCCCGTGAAGGAATGGGCCATTTCGTGGGCGGGGTCGAGTAGGGCCAGGTCGGCGGTATTGAAGCCGAGATGGCGGAGGGTCAGCAACACCCATCCGGGTTTTTCGGGGTCGCCGAGGGTGCCGGCGGTCAGCGTCATGTAAATGGTTATGGGCGCTGGGGTGTAGTTGGGCGGTAGTGGGTAGGTCGGCATTTCGGCGTAGGGCAGGCAACTGATTCGGATTTCTGGGTTGCCCGCGCTATTGGTGGTGACAACGTGGTACAGGATTCGGGCGCGGTAGCGGCCGGCGGTGAGTTTGGTCATGCGGCACCGCCTTTCTTGGCGGGGAGCCAACGAGGGTCGAGCTCGGCGAGGATTTCCTCGTTGAATGCCAGTGCGGCGGGGGTCAATAGCCGGCCTGATCCGCCGCAGACGGAACACGCGTTTTCTGGGTGGACGGGTTCGCGGGCCAAGGCGAGCTGGGCGCGAAATGCGGCACAAAACGGACAATCGGGGGCGAACGGGTTCGGGGTGTCCATAATGGGACCTCCTAAATGGTTAGTGAACTAACTAAACAAGAGCGAGGCCGCTGTCGAGCGGTAAATATTCTGGGCCGGACATGTCCGGTAACGAGAGTAACGATGGCGGGCCGAATAGGGACGGTGGCGGGGGCAGTAGTCGGCCGGCGGCGTCGTAAATGTACAACGGGAGATCTTTGTCTTGGGCGAGTTTGATGACCTGTTCCGTTCCGTGGCTGGAGCCGTCCCAAAAGACGATCACGGCGTCGGCGAGGGAGAGGAGTTCGGCATTGCGGATCGGGCCGGCGTGCTTGCCGTGCCGGGCCCAGTTCGCGGGGAACACGGTGATGGTGTGGCTTGCTGCGGGATTGCTGGCAAGGCGGGCGGCCCATTCGGCGACTTCGCGATCCACGCCACGAGCGTCGCCGGTTAAAAGGTGGGAACGCGGGGGGAGGATGCCGAACACTAGGTGGTAGATGAGGTCGAGTCGCGGGTATTTTCGTGATCCGACGATGGCGATGTTCATGGGGGTAGATCCTTTGTTGGGGCGAGTGCTTATTTTACCGGGTGTCCGACACCTTTGTCAATGGGAAAATTTTGAATTTCGAGCCCGGCGGAGTACCGCCGGGTCGGTGTTTGGCGGAGACGGCCATGCGGTGGTGAGCGGCGGGCGAATAAGGTGAGCGGGTGCACGGGTCAAATAGTGATGGCGCGGTATGGCATTTGCGCGTATCGCCCAGAGTCGGGGGAAAGGGTTGGGGGGTAGGGGGGGGGGAGGGGAAGGGGGTGG